GTTTAATTCAGAAACCGTACAAAGTAAATGGCAGCCAATTTTAGAACACGCTGCAATTCCTGAAATTACAGATACATACCGTAAATCGGTAACTGCTGTATTATTAGAAAACCAAGAAAAAGCAATGACAGAAGAACGTTCTGCAATGGGTTTCATTAATGAAACTGCTGCTAACGCTACTAATGCTGGTGCTGCTCCAATGGCTAACTGGGATCCAGTTCTGATCTCTTTAGTTAGACGTTCTATGCCTAACCTTATGGCGTATGATGTTGCTGGTGTTCAACCAATGACAGGACCAACTGGTCTTATCTTCGCTATGAAATCTAACTATTCTACTCAAGGTGGAACAGAAGCACTTCAAGATGAAGCAAATACTGCTTTCTCTGGTGCTGGTACTCACGGTGGTGATTCTAGTTCTTTAGTTGGTGCTGGTGTAGATACTACTCCTGCTGATACTATCGAAGATTCATTTGCAATCGGTTCTGGTATGACTACTGCTCAATCTGAAGCATTAGGAAACACTGGTGCAGCATTTGGCGAAATGGCTTTCTCAATTGAGAAAACTTCTGTTACTGCTAAAACTCGTGCATTGAAAGCTAACTACACAATGGAATTAGCACAAGATCTTAAAGCAGTTCATGGATTAGATGCTGAAACTGAACTTGCTAACATCTTATCTGCTGAAATTCTTGCAGAGATCAATAGAGAAGTTATTAGAACTATCAACGTTAAAGCAAAATTAGGAGCACAGTCTAGTAATGTTGCTTCTGCTGGTACTTTTGATGTTTCTACTGATGCTGATGGTCGTTGGTCTGTTGAGAAATTCAAAGGTCTTATCATTCAAATTGAACGTGAAGCAAATGCTATCGCTAAAGATACAAGACGTGGAAAAGGTAATTTCATTATCTGTTCTTCTGATGTTGCTTCTGCTTTAACTGCTGCTGGTATGTTAGATTATACTCCTGCACTTTCTGCAAAATTGAATGTTGATGATACTGGTTCTACATTTGCTGGTGTTCTTAATGGTAGTATGAAAGTTTATATCGATCCTTATGCAACTCAAGACTACGTAACTGTCGGTTACCGTGGTACTAACCCTTATGATGCTGGTATGTTCTATGCACCATATGTTCCTTTAACTATGGTTCGTGCTGTTGGCGAAAATGACTTTCAACCTCGTATCGGATTCAAAACTCGTTACGGTATGGTTGCTAACCCATATGCTACTGGTGCAAGTGCAAGCGAAACTGGTACTAACCGTGCTAACCAATACTACCGTATCTTTGCTGTTGCAAATATCTTAGTATAGTTTGAAATTTACAAGGATGTAAGTTAAAAGGGGACTTAATTGTCCCCTTTTTTTTGTCTTATAAATACTACTATATTATCAATGTAGAGATTTATTATGCCATACGACCTTAATGTTAATTTCAAAAACGAAAGAACATCTATTCTTAGTGAAGATTTATCTTTATTAAATCCAACAGGGTTTAGACTTACTATTGATTCACTCAAATATCCTAATGCACAATTTATGGTTCAGCAAGTCGAACTACCTGAATTGTCAGTCACATCACAAACATTTAGTACACCACTTAGAGATATAAGTATGTCTGGTGGTAAAGTTGTCTATAGTCCTTTGACTTTGACTTTTTTAATAGATGAAGAACTCTCTAACTATCAAGAAATACATGATTGGTTGTTTGGTCTAGTATCAGAACAAGATAGTAGATCTGTAAAGAAATCTAGAGATCTTACTCTATTAGTTCTATCATCTTCTAATAATGTTATTAAACAAATTCAATTTATCGATGCCTTTCCAACATCCCTTGGATCATTACCATTCGATATTACACAAACTGATGTAGAATACTTAACCGCAACAGTGTCTTTCGATTATTCGTATTTTAAATTCTTATAGATATTCTTTTATTATGATGGAGGTTTTATTATGTTACAACTAGAAAATATACTTGAATTGTGGAACAAAGATTGTCAAATAGATAGACTGAAATTAGATGATGCTTCACTTGAAACACCTAAACTTCATTCCAAATATCTTCAACTTTATGCTATTGTTAAACTACAACACAAGAAATTAGACCTCAAATATAAAACACTACTTAAACATAAATTCTTATGGTATAATGGTAAATTGTCAAGATCACAAATGGATGATCTTGGTTGGGGGTATGATGCACTAAATGGTCTGAAAATCCTTAAAGGTGATATGGATAAATACTACGACTCCGATGTAGACATTCAAACAATGCAACTTCAATTGTTCGAACTAAAAACTGTTTTAGATACACTCGAAGAAATTATTAATAATGTTAAATGGAGACATTCAACAATTAAGAATGCCCTCGATTTTCGTAGATTTGAATCTGGTGCTTAATATATAATCAAGGTGAAGTAATGGAAATCATTAAAATTCGTAATAAAAATCATGCATTCCTACAGATAGAGTGCGATTACGGCATCGCTCAGGAACTATGTGACTTTTTCACATTCTACGTTCCTGGTTATAAGTTCATACCCGCATATAAGAATAAAATGTGGGATGGTAAGATTCGATTATTCGATATTAGATCTCATGAACTACCCTCTGGACTATTCCAATATGTAAAAGAATTCGCTAGTACTCCTGGTAGAGATTATGTAATAGAATTGGAACACTGTAACTACTACGGTATCCCTGATTCTAAACCTGTTATTGATATGAACTTTATATCATCTCTAACATTATCCTCAGGTGGCAAAGAAATTGTTCCAAGAGATTATCAATTAGAAGCAATACATCATGGTCTTTGTAATAAAAAAGCACTACTAATATCACCAACAGCATCTGGTAAATCTCTAATAATCTATATCTTATTACGTTATTACCTTGCTAACCACTCAAAGAAAATACTAATAATTGTACCAACCACTTCTCTAGTGGAACAGTTATATAAAGATTTTGAGGATTATTCACAGTATGATGATAACTTTGATGCGGAATCTATGTGTCATAAAATCTATTCAGGTAAAGCAAAGATATTTGATCAGAGAGTAACTTTATCAACTTGGCAATCTGTTTATAAATTACATGGACAATGGTTTGAACCTTATGGCATGGTGCTTGGTGATGAAGCACATAACTTTAAAGCAAAATCTTTAACTTCTATTCTTACTAAATGTAAAGAAGCGGAATATCGTTTTGGTACTACTGGTACTCTGGATGGTACAACAACTCATAAACTTGTATTAGAAGGTGGTTTCGGTCCTGCTTATTATGTGACTACTACTAAAAAATTAATGGATTCTGGTTCACTTGCTCAATTAGATATCTCTGTATTATTATTGAAATATCCAGAAGTGGAATGCAAGTTAGTTAATAAAGCAAAGTATCCAGAAGAAGTAGATTATATTGTTAGACATGAACGAAGAAATCAATTCATCTCTAAATTAGCATTAGATCAAGATGGTAATACTTTAGTTTTATACCAATATGTCGAGAAACATGGTAAACCTTTGTATGATATTATTAAGAGTTTAGCACATACAAGAAGAAAAGTATTCTTTGTATCGGGTGGTACTGATGTCGAAACTAGAGAACAAACTAGAACTATTGTAGAAACTGAAAAGAATGCTATTATTGTTGCTTCACTTGGAACGTTCTCTACTGGTATCAATATAAAGAACTTACATAATATCATCTTTGCTTCTCCTTCTAAATCACAGATTAAAGTGCTACAATCTATTGGTCGTGGTCTAAGAAAATCTGATGATGGTCGAGAAACCCGATTGTTCGATATTGCTGATGATTTGCATTATAGAAAGAATAAGAATTTTACTTTGCTACATGCCAGTGAAAGAATCAAAATATATACTAGAGAGAAGTTCAAATACAAAATATATGAGGTTTCCATATGAGTGAATTAGAAGTTGATATAAGGCATATTAAATTGGTGACTGGTGAAGAAGTTATCTCTTTGGTACTTGAAGTAACAGAAGGAGGTGTAATGGTTCTTTCATCACCATTACAATTGCATATCATAAAGAAAGAAGATATATATGGTTACACTTTTAGTCCTTTTATGCCACTTGGTGTTGATGGTGAAGTATTAGTATTAGTATCCAATATTGTTGCTTTTACTTATGTTACTGATGATATACGGGATGAATATATAAATGCTTCTGAAACACACAATGAAGAAACATCAATAGATGAACTATTAGTAAATGAAATGCCTTTTACCTCTACACTACATTAATAACCCTATCCCAATTTTCCCCGGTGACAGATTTATTATACTACATTTTATCATAAATGTCAAGCCCCTCCCCAATATAAAATAACCCTTTACTTTTCTATGAAAATGTAGTATAATAATTATATTATTAAAAGTAAAGGAGAGTATGCTCAATGAAACCACAAGATAAACCACACTACGTAAACAATAAAATATTTAGTAATGCGGTTGTTGATTATGTGAGGTCTGTTAACAAAGCAACCGAAGATGATCAACCAATCCCTGTAGTGACTGACTACATTGCTATGTCATTCCTAAAAATATCTGAAGGTCTAAGTCACAAATCAAACTTTATTCGATACACCTATAGAGATGAAATGGTGATGGACGGTGTTGAAAACTGTTTACGTGCTATCATGAACTATAATATTGAAACAGCGACTAGAACTGGATTACCTAACGCATTCTCTTATTTCACACAGATATGCTTCTATGCTTTCCTAAGAAGACTTGCTAAAGAAAAGAAACAGCAAGATATTAAATACAAATGGATTGATAATATTGATATAAATGACCTTGTTTCCTATGTAACTGAAGTCGAAGCATTAGATATGAACTCTGAAGTTTCCTTTGTAGAACAACTAAAAGAAAGAATCACTCTTGTAAAAGATAAAGATGAAAAAGTAAAGGAACTAATCAAAGAGAAAGAAGTAAAAACAAAGGCACTTGAATTCTTTATGGATGATATATGAAAGTAGCAATATTAAACGATACACATGCGGGAGTCAGGAACTCTTCGGATATTTTTATAAATTATCAAGAAAGGTTCTACTCTGAAGTATTTTTTCCTTACCTAAAGGAAAATAATATTACACAGATATTACATCTTGGTGACTATTACGAACACAGGAAGTACATCAACTTTAAAGCACTCAATGCTAATAGAAAACACTTCCTTGATAAACTGAAACTTAATGGTTTACATATGGATATTATTCCAGGAAACCATGATGTGTTCTATAAGAATACTAATGAACTTTGTTCCCTTAAAGAATTGCTTGGATATTATACTGGTAATGTAAATATTATCATGAACCCAACGGTTCTTAAATATGGTAAAACCTCTGTTGCTGCTTTACCTTGGATTAATTCTGAGAACTATTCTAAATCTATTGAGTTTGTTAATAATTGTAAAGCAACTATACTGGCGGGACATCTTGAACTTGTTGGGTTTGAAATGATGAAAGGTGTTATCAATGCACATGGTATGGATACAACAAACTTTAAACGATTTGATAAGGTTATATCAGGACATTTCCATACAAAATCTTCTATCGATAATATACACTATCTTGGTTCACAAATGGAATTCACTTGGGCAGATGCACATGATCCAAAGTACTTCCATATCCTTGACACCGATACTGATATCATAGAGAAGGTTCTAAACCCTATAACAATGTTTGAGAAAGTTGTATACAATGATGAAGAGTTGTGCTATGATGACTATGATTTTACGAAACTTGATGATAAGTTTGTAAAGGTTTTTGTAGTTAAAAAGAAAGACCCTTATTTCTTTGATAAGTTCATTGATAAAATACAAGATCGAGATATACATGAGTTGAAAATTGCAGAATCCTTTGATGAATTCTTGGGTGAGAATGTTGATGATGAAGGTGTACTAGTAGAAGACACCACAGAATTATTAGATTCTTATGTTGATGGAGTTGAAACTGAATTGGACAAACCAAGGATTAAACACTTGATGCAAAGTTTACTAGTTGAAGCACAGTCGATGGACATTTTATGATCACATTTAAAACCCTAACCTATAGTAATTTTTTATCTACAGGAACTAAAAGCACTACTATACTATTAAACAAATCACCATCTACTCTTATTATAGGACAGAATGGTTCTGGTAAGAGTACTATCCTAGATGCTCTATCATTTGCGTTGTTTGGGAAAGCCCATAGATCTATTACTAAAGGTCAACTAATCAATTCAATTAACAATAAGAATTGTGTGGTCACTGTAGAGTTCTCTATAGGAAAACATGAGTTCAAGATTGTAAGAGGTATAAAGCCTAATATATTTGAGATATGGCAAAACGATGTTATGATCAACCAAAGTTCTGCTGCTAAGGATTATCAGAAATACCTTGAGCAGAATATATTGAAATTGAATCATAAATCATTCCATCAAATTGTGGTATTAGGATCTTCTTCATTTATACCATTTATGAAGTTGTCTACAAACCACCGTAGAGAAGTCATTGAGGATTTACTGGATATACAAGTGTTCTCTAAAATGAACCAGATCCTTAAAGAAAAAGATGGTAAGATAAAGGAACATCTATTCAATGCCACACACCACACCGATAGATTAAAAGAGAAAATTGTTTCACAGAAGAAATATATTAAAGATATTGCTGAAATCTCGGATGATCAAATTAACTCTAAGAAAAAAGATATTGATAAGACATTAGAAACTATAGTGTCTTATAGAACTGACAATGAAACTCATCACACCTTTATATCAGAGAATGCCCATAACATTCAAAGTGAACTTAGTGAAATCACTAAGAAGAAACAATCACTAACCAATTTCATGGGTCAGTTTAATACACAGATAGCACAAGTGGTAAAGGAGTCAAAGTTCTATAGTGAGAATGATACTTGTCCTACTTGTTCACAGGATATTGATAGTATATTAAAGGATGTTAAATTAGATAAAGCAAAAACCAGAGCAGTACAATTAAATGAAGGTATCTCTAAAATCATTGATGAAGAAGTTACAATAGATTCACTGATAAAAGATCTAACCACACAATCTAATAGTATTATTAATAAACAAAGTGTTATTGACAGCAATAATAAGTCTATTAATTTACTATTGAATAACATCAAGTCTTATGAAAAGGACATTAATAGTATAACAGAAAAGAGTGGTGATTTATCTGAATCTAATGCGGAACTAGTTTCACTAATAAATCAACTTGATGTTAATAGTAATGAGAAGAGTAGACTTACAGATGAACGGGTTTATAATTCTGTTGCTGCTGAAATGTTAAAAGATACTGGTATCAAAACTAAGGTTATTAAACAGTACCTACCTGTAATGAATAGTCTTATAAATAAGTATCTCCAAGTGATGGATTTCTTTGTATTGTTTCATTTAGATGAAGGGTTCAATGAAACCATTAAAAGTAGGCATAGGGATGCTTTTAACTATTCATCATTCTCTGAAGGGGAAAAATCAAGAATAGATTTGGCTTTATTATTTACATGGAGACAAATTGCACGAATGAAGAATTCTGCCGCAACTAATCTATTGATATTAGATGAAACCTTTGATAGTTCTTTAGATAATGATGGAGTTGAAACTCTTATGAAAATCTTAGATACCCTTGAAACTGATACCAATGTGTTTGTTATTAGTCATAAGGGTGATATGTTAGACGGGAAATTTAGATCAAAGATAGAGTTTGTTAAGGATCATAACTTTTCAAATATAAAATAAAAGTGTTGACAAAGAAGTCAGTACAGGGTATAATTAGTCATAGTTTAAATAATAGAGGAAGAAATGAAAGGTTCAGTAGTAGTAGCAGTAATGGCAGCAACTATCATATGTTCGACAGCAAATGCTGATACATATGATATTCGATACGAAAAAGAGGTTAATAGAAGAGCTTTGAATTCCAGAGTAGCAATACAAAACCATTACGATCAACAACAACAGAAACGATTTATACAGGAATCGGATGCAAAGAAAAGGAGGAGACTTAGTTGGGGATTTACACTCGAACAACAAAACAATAAATATAAGTATACTGGGTGGTGAAAAATAAAGGTTGACAATGATGTCAAATTGAGTTATACTAACTTATACTAATAAATTATAGAGGTTATACAATGAACATCAAAGATGTTACATCATACACCAAAGAAGGAATTTACTCTGTTTACATATGGACAGATGAGTTTGTTGAAGTTGCATTCCGTAAAGATGATGCTATACCAGGACAAGATGATCTAATTGCTAAAGTTTGTTATGAGATCAACCATAGTACCTTAGCAGTGACCTATACAGAGACTTCTCCACTTTACATATTAAAAGAGAAGAAACTCCGTGATATTTTATTTTTACCGGACAACGGTATCTATCCAGATGCCCTTGAACTAGAAGAAGAACTGGAAGATATGTGTATATTAATTAGTCAAGTGATTGCCTAAACAAAGTTAATATATGAGTTATAATTAGTAATACTTTGAAAATATTTAATTGGAATATAAATGAAAAATTATAAAATTAAGTTTAATCTATACGAACAGTTCTTTGCTAACGCTAATAATACTCTAAGTGAGTTATTCTTTGCAGAATCTATTGAAGCAGCATCTTTGATGTGCTTTAGGAAATATGCTACTGGTGTTGTTGTTGATATTTTAGCAATCTCCGAGGCGTGATAAATGAAACTATTCAGAATAATACCAAAAACATTCACAAGATTGCTTGATGGATGGTGTAGATTTGATACACCACCAAAAGATATTGTGACTAATATTAAAAGTAAATCTGATGACGAGTTGATACTTTTATATTCACAACATAGGATTTATGATAGATTCTATTCAACACCCTCTGGATTAATCTTTAGCGTCACACTAAGAGAGATTAAAAAAAGAGGATTACTTCGAATGAATAATTTATAGTTGACATCTAAGACTAGTTAAGGTATAATAAGTCTTACTTTTAGGAAATATAGGAAATATATATATTACAATGATTGAAATGAAAAATAAAGTAATATTGGTAGACTGTGATGGTGTTTTACTTGATTGGGAACGTGACTTTGAAGAATGGATGACGGAACATGGTTTCACCGTTGTTGAGAATTCTGAATATCTCTATAAAGTAAATGAACAATACAATATCCCAAGAAAAGAGGGTAAATTTCTAGTACGAATGTTTAATGAATCTGCTAGAATGAAAAATCTACCTCCTTTATGGGATGCTATTAAGTATATTAAGAAACTCCATGAAGAACATGGTTATGTGTTTCATGTAATCACATCAATGACATCTAACGTAAATGCTCAAGAACTTAGAACACAAAACCTAAAGGCATTATTTGGTGAAACAGCAATTGAAAAGTTTACTTACCTTGATACTGGTGCAGATAAAGATGAAGCATTATCCGTATACAAAGACTCTAATCTCTATTGGATTGAAGATAAACCAGAGAATGCCGAGGTTGGTTTAGAGTTAGGTCTGGATTCTCTATTGATGTCTCATTCACATAATTATGAATATAAAGGTGGTGCTAAAGTGGTGTATAATTGGGAAGATGTTTATAAGTTAGTGATAGGAGATAAATGATGAGCGGTGGTTTTTTTGATTATGAACAATATAAAATTAGTGAAATTGCTGATCAGGTTGAGCAATTGATTCGGGATAATAATGTAGAGGATGAATATGGTGACGTGTACAGTTATGATGATGAAGTTATAGATAATATAAAAATCGGATTAAACCATTTACAACTTGCTTCAATTTATGCACAACGAATCGATTGGTTCGTTAGTGGTGATGATGGTAAAGAATCGTTTTTAGAAAGACTGGAAGAGGACTTGGGTAATTATGACTTACGGTGAAGCAGTAGAAGAAATGAACAAAGGGAATGGTGTGAAATTGCCTGAGTGGTCTGGTCATTGGTTTAAGGAGGATGGTATAGTAAAGGTTAGTTTGTCCGATGGTGGAGTTCTTAAAACGCCAAGTTTTCAACAATATATTTTTAGAACTGATTGGGAAATTGCATGATTAACTACAGATATAATGAAGATGAAATCCTTGATGATATTAAGCACTATATAGATGCTACATATTCTCAACATTATTCAAGGAATAAGTTCCAAGCATCAGAATTCATTATTGATTCTGGACATGGGATGGGGTTTTTCGTTGGTAATATATTGAAGTATGCCCAAAGATACGGAAAGAAGAATGGGTCAAATCGGGATGATCTGATGAAGACTTTACATTATACTATCATGGCAATTCATCAACACGATCTTAATGATGATGATGACTTGACAAATAGTTAAAAGTGTAGTATAATAGTTTTTTATAATTAAATAAGGTGAATAATATAATGAAATTTACAGAAGAAACATTAGCAGTATTAAAGAACTTTGGTTCTATCAATTCGAACATTGTTTTTAATCCAGGCAATACAATCAAAACTATGTCTGAAGCAAAAACCATTATGGCAACTGCTAAGATTGAACAAGAGATTGAAGCACAATTTGGTATCTATGACCTAAATGAATTCCTTAGTGTTATCCATATGTTTTCTGATCCAGATCTAGTGTTTGATCCTGATATGAAATTTGTACGGGTATCAGAAGGTAGACGTTCAGTAAAATACTTCTTTGCAAGTCCATCAATCCTTACAACACCCACCAAAGAAATTGTGATGCCTCCTGTTGATGTCACCTTTGTATTGACTGCTGATGATATGTCTAATATCCGAACTGCATGTTCTACTCTAGGTGTAACTGATGTGGTGCTTACTTGTACACCAGGTGATATCCCTAAACTTGTCGTTACTGACACCAAAGATGTAACATCAAACTCCTTTGATATTGAAGTACAGAATATGGAAGTATCCGATGTTACTTGTAAACTAATTTTCAATATAAATAATTTTAAATTCATTCAAGATGATTATGAAGTATCAATATCATCAAAACTTATTTCTAAGTTCAAAACATTAAATTCTGATATGGAATATTTTGTTGCCTTAGAAAAGAATTCAACCTACGGAGTATAGCATGACAGAAGAAGTACAACAACCTGCTGGATTATCATTACAAGATCTACAAACTGTGTTGTCCATTATCAATATCACTACTGAACGTGGTGCATTTAAACCCAACGAATTAACTGCTGTTGGCACATTATATGATAAGTTTTCAGCATTCGTTGAAGCAGCAAGAGTAGAATCCGAAGGTGTTGATGGTCCACCTGAAGAAGAAGAAGATCGTGTAGATGCCACTGAGTTAGTCTAAACAAAGAAACACTTGACTTGATATACAATATAATGTATACTATTAATTTATAATGAAAGAGGTTATTTGAAAATGAGCAATGAGTTTTTATATGTTGAAAAATACCGACCTAGGACTGTAGAAGATTGCATTCTACCAAAACCTATTAAGAAAGTATTTAAAGAGATCGTTAAGTCAGGTGAAATCCCTAATATGTTATTTACTGGTTCTGCTGGTGTTGGTAAAACGACTATAGCAAAAGCATTGTGTAACGAATTAGGGTTAGACTACATTTTGATAAATGGATCAGATGAAGGACGAAAGATTGATACTGTTCGTGACAAGATCAGATCTTTTGCTTCATCTGTTTCTTTACAAGGTGGTTATAAAGTAGTAATTCTAGATGAAGCAGATTATCTTAATGCAGATTCTGTTCAACCTGCATTAAGAGGTTTCATTGAGGAATTCTCTAATAACTGTAGATTTATCTTAACTTGTAACTTTAAGAATAAAATCATTGCACCATTACATTCAAGATGTTCTGTATATGAATTTAGTATATCCAATAAAGATAAACCTGAACTTGCTGGACAATTCTTCAAACGGGTAACTCAAATCTTGAAAGAAGAAAATGTAGAATTTGTACCCGAAGTTGTGGCACAAGTTATTACAAAGTATTTTCCTGATTGGAGAAGAGTATTAAATGAACTACAGAGATATGCTATAACAGGAAAGATTGATGCAGGATTACTGGTCAATCTATCTGATTCAAATATTAAAGATCTAATGAAACATCTTAAAACTAAAGATTTTAAGTCAATGCGTCAATGGGTCGTTAATAATATTGATTCAGAACCTCAAGCAATCTTTCGTAACTTATACGATAACATGATGGAATACATACAACCACAATCTATACCTCAACTGGTATTATTGATTGCTGATTATCAATACAAGAATTCATTCGTTGCTGATCATGAAATCAATTTGGTTGCTTGCATGACTGAAATCATGTCATCTGTAGAGTTCAAGTAATATGAATCCATATGATTTTGTAACGGCTATTAACAAAACCAAAAAAAATCTTATCGTTGATGCGTTAACTGAAAAGGAATATAACTCATTTGTTATAAATCGTTCATTATCGTACTTCAATGATACCATTCTTTATGCCAATGAAATGAATAAATATCACAAACTTGATAATAAACTTCAGTTCGATTTCCTCCTAAATACAATTAGGAAACGGAAAAGGTTCTCTAAATGGGGAAAGGAAACTGAATCTGAAGCATTAGAAGTTGTTATGGAATATTATGGTTATTCTGCTGATAAGGCAAGAAAGGTTATTCCGCTTCTATCAAATAGTCAAATTGATGAATTGAAATTAAGGATATTTAAAGGTGGAAAATAATAATACAGAAGTACAGGATTGGACTCCAGAGATGATGCTGGAAATCACTTTGAATGAACCAGATGATTTTTTGAAAGTTAGAGAAACTTTAACACGTATTGGTGTTGCTTCAAGAAGAGATAAAATCTTATATCAGTCTTGTCATATTTTACATAAGCAAGGTAGATATTTCATTGTTCATTTTAAAGAATTGTTTATTTTAGATGCTAAACCATCTAATCTATCCGTGAATGATTTACAAAGACGTAACACAGTTGCTACACTATTATCAGATTGGGGTTTGATTTCTATGGTAAACCCTGCCACTGCTACTGATGTTGCACCTCTAAGACAAATCAAAGTAATATCACATAAAGAAAAATCTGAATGGGAACTAAGTCCAAAATATAATATAGGAACTGTTCATTAATTATGAAACGTATAATACATATCAACCAACATGTGATAAAATCTAATAATAACAGGGATCAAAATAATCCTGTCATTACCTGTAAAACATATAAAGATAATATATATGGGTATGAAGCAGATTTTATTAATGGGAAAGTTGTTTATAGTAAAGATAAACCACTTTCTTGTGGTGCTAGAGTCTGGATAGAAACTAATGATCCTGTTAAGGTTTTAACTGAAACCGGTTGGGTTACTTTGTAATAAAACTACAATAGTTTCAACATGTTATATATTATAATCGTTTAAAATGCATTATAACTAGAACTAATAGGTATCATTGCATCAATAACAATATTAAGTGAAAATAGCACTATTATTCATGTTAGTAATCAATGACTTATAAAGGTTAAAATCGTTTAAATGTGGGTACGGTATGAGAAGTGTAAAAATATTACTAGGATTAATGATAGTTATGAAACTAGTGATAAATCCTTTGGCATTTGCTAAAGAGAAAGTTGCTGCTATATATGACTACAAAATCACAAGAGTAATTGATGGAGATACTGTTGCATTTGAAGCAAACTTTCTACCCGCACCATTGAAACAAGAATTATCGATTCGAGTGTTTGGTGTTGATACTCCTGAAAAGAGTTGGAGAGCAGAATGCGAAACCGAAGCACGGCATGGTGAAGAAGCAAGCAACTTCACTAAAAACATGATCAAAGAA